AATCCATTGTAGGTATAAAAATCTTCTGCTCTGCCTATATACTTAGTTGCACTCCAATCCCCAGAAAACGAATCAGAAAATTGATCTAAAAATGCTCTGAATTGAAGAAAGTAAGAATCTTCTGGTGTTATGATGTCAAATACTAGTTTAACAAAGTCAGAAGTGTCTTGTAAGATTTCTCCTTTAAGACTATCAGGAGCATTTTTTAATACTCCTAAATTGTTTACTCTATCTATCGTATCTATATCTATATCAAGATAATTGGTTCTTTTTCTTTTTATACCTTGACTACCTAAGCCCACTCTTACTTCTTTTACTACGTTCCCGCTTTCTGGACCTCCGTAATTGAAAGAATATGTATTGCTTCTATATCCTTTGTTTTCTAGTTTTCTATAGTCTATTAATTGAGTAGTTCTTTCAGTATCAGTAAAAACATTATTTTCTTCTTCTGTAGTTTTTGTACCTACAGAAACGTCACCGAGCTCGTTAGGTTCGGTTTGTGGTTTGAACTTAGTCGTAATATCGTTATTATCAAACCTATCTTTTATTAAGCTCGGGTGAAGAGGGTTGTACTCTGCTTGACCTTCGTTGTCTGGGATTATAGTACCTCCCTCTAAAGCTATTGGGGCACCTTCTATACCGCCGGCTCCAAAAAACTGTGCAAATGCACCTGGGCCCGGGTTATCTGGATCTTCAGCTGGCTGTAGATAAGTATCAGTCTTAAACGCTCTAACAAAGTGAGTTCCGGTTCCGTTTACCGGCACTTGAGCAAGAGTTGAACCAACTATTTTCAATACCTGTCCGGCTGCAGCAGCAAAACCTGCCAATACTGCCCCGGCTCCGGTTCCTCCTGCATTTCGTTTGGCTTGAGCTGCTGCTCTTGCTTTTCTTTCTAACTCTACTTGACCCAGTAATGCCTGGTTTCCGGTAAATTTTAAACCAGGTTTATCAACAAGCATTTTAGCAATACGTGCAGTATCGTTTATTCTTCTAGATGCTTCGTCAGGGAAAAACTGGGTGATAGAGTTCAGGACTGATGGTTCATTTGTAACATAAGGAGTTTCTGTTCCTGTTTCGGAATAAGAAATCGAACGTAGTGCTTCCATACGTCCATCATTAAAGTCACGAATGATACCCATCTACTTCTTAGTAAGTTGCTCCTGTCTCAGGATTAGTATACTTAGCTGGGGTTTTACCGTCTAAGTCTAGGTTAGAGGCCGGTCTATCGATTTCCGGTGTATTGTTAATCGAAGATTGAAAATGCAAAGTCGATGTATCTAATGCACCAGCACGAATTCCAGGAGTCTGTCCTTTTAGTCCTAAATTAGAACTTTGCAATTGATCTGTTAAAATTCCGTTTGCCATGATTATATTATTTTATTTATTATAAATAGAAGTTAAGAACTTTTATAAGTACCCAATACTTGTGCTGAACCTACTTTGTTTCCATCTAAGTAAACATTTCCTCCTGCTGTTACTGCTGCGATTAATCTATCAAGCTTGGCTTCTAATGCTTTTGTGTCCATAGTAGGGGTATTCCCGCCCATAGACAAATTAGGGGAAACCGCTAAATTATCTCCAGTTGCTGTAATGGCTGTACGTCCATATGAATCTGTAATTTCAAAAGGACCATTTTTAGAAGTAGCAACACCGTCTTGAACTTTTTGCTTTTTATTCTTACTAATCAAGCTCATCATTCCTGCAACAGCTGTAATTGCTAAAGGAATTCCAATTCCAAATGGTATTTGAGAAAAAGCCGTAAATATTCCACCAATAGCAGAAACAATTAATGGGGATACTAGCGCTCCGACTGCTGCTGCTAAGGCTATTGCTGGACCTTCTCCTTTTTTAACACCTTCCACCATATAGTCTACAAGGTCTCCAATTAGCCTAAAGCCTTCTATAAGAGGAGTTAAAACAAACATTGCAGCTTTGAGTCCGTCTATTAATATATCCACTACAGGCATAAAAGCTTCTAATAAGGGAGAAAATGATTGTAAGAAATTACTAGTTAACTTCCCAATTTTTTCTTGGATATCCATTTGTTTGGATTGCTCTAAAGTCACTCCTCTTGCAGCTGCTCTCTGTTCATCGGTCATATCAGCTAAAGCTTCTTCTGTGAGTACCATCTTACCAAGCTCCTCTCTAGACATTCCTAAAGCTTCCGCTAGAGCCTGTTGCTGTATACGATTCATCTTAGCGAATTCTGCAGCCGAGGCTCCGTTCTTAGCTAGCTCTTCTGCTACTCCTTCTAAATCATTATTAAGTGCAAGCTCTCTTGCTTTTGCAAGATTAATATTTTTACCGGTCAAAAGCTGTGCTTCTAATTCTGCACTGATAGACGATTCAAAATCCATCAATCCGTCGGCAATTTGATTAACTTTAGCTAAGTCCATACCTAACTTTCTAGCAGCAGAAGCAGCTTTACCAAGTTCTTCTGTGTTACCTCCGGCTGAAGCAACAATATCTTTAGATGCAGATAATACATCGTCATATACCATTTTTTGAGATACTCCAGCATCTACATTATCGTAAATAGCATTTCCTAACTGATCGGCTGATTCCCCGGTTAGTTTCATCATTAGTCCTAAATTCCCTGCTTGTTCGGCAGAAATGCCTAATAAATTTTTAGCATCCGATAACTGTCCTATTTGATCCGGTGAGAATATTGTTGCTGCATTTAACCCGGTCTGCTTTGTAAGTTCTGTTGCTGTTTTTAAAAGATCTACTAGATTTGAACTTTCTGTTACTGTGCCTGCAAGTGTAGATGTGCTTTGACCTGTTACTCTGGTAAATTCTACTCCTGCTTTATTTACATCTAAAAATGCTGTAAGGATTCCGGTTGCAATAGTAAAAGGATCAAATAACGCTTGGCCAAATCCTTGCCCTAATTTACGCATTCCCGCAAGCATGATAGCGGTCTTTGAATGGTTTTCTAGAGTCTTTTTAGTTATGTTCCCGTTCTCATCAGCTATCTCTACTAAACGAGTAGACTCTTCCGCCATCCTTTGCATCTCTTCTTGGGAATCCTTCATAGCATCGTTAAAGATACCAGACCTCATTCCAAGTCTTTCCATAAGAGCTCCAGTACCTTTTACTAACGCACCAGATACTCCCATTCTTTCATTTATTTCCTTCTGGATTTCTGCTTCATTTTCTCTTTGGCCGATGATAGTTTTAGTAGCATCTTCCATTCCGTACGCAAGAGCAAGTCTTTGAGTTTCAGCATCTGCAGTTCTAAGAATTCCTCTAAGTATACCTTCTTGAGTATTTAACCTTCTTAGTAGAGTATCAGCTTCTTCTCCTGATGCTTGTAAAAGATCGTCTTGTATCTTCTGTATACTAGATTGAGTTTGAAAAATTGCTCTGGCTCGATCTTTCTGAGTATTGTTTGTGGTTTTTTCTAATGTTCTTTTTTCATTTAAAACCTTAAGGAGAAGTTTTTGATCTTTAATAATCTGCCTACCTATACTTCCTTGATTCCCAAGTTCTATAGTATTTTCGGCAGCAGATCTTTGTACCTGTCTGGCAAGGTTTAGCTGAGCCTTTTCAGTCTCGTTTAAACGGGAGCGTATACCTAACTGGTCTTTTAGTTCCTCGGTCAAAGTTCTTGCTAAAGAAGTTACTTGCTCGGTACGTTGTACGTCCTGCTGACTATATGGATTTCCAGTATTGTTATCTCCGATGGCCATTTATAAAATGAGTTTATTATAAATAGTTAAGGCCCGCATTATTTACGAGCCTTAGTACTATAAGTAGGTTTTTTGATGGTATTAGATTTAGTTAATGTATTCTTACTATTAGCTTTTTCATAAGATTCTTTTTCTTTTTCATAAAACTCTTGCAATTTCTTAAATGTAAAGTTTCTGAGCCAGATTGGCATACCGTACACTGTATCATAATCATACCCTCCTTTCCCATGAAAAACTATTTCATGAATCTGAGAGAATAGGTTTGCTCTATAAGTTGGCGTCAGGCCAAAGAAAGTTAACCCCAATCGGAATAATGACCCCTCCTTCTGGTCCGTTTTCTGGGTAGAAAGTCATATCTACATCGGGCTGAAAGTCCCTAAGGTAGTTTCTAAACGCTCTTGAGTCTCTTGCTAGGAACTCATTATCTACAAAAGATCTAACATTTTTTTTGTCACTATCTCCATCTACAGCAATAATCATATGCTTAAGTCTGGTGGATAGTTCAGCAGAAGAATCTTTATTTATTCTTTTTAAACCTTTTACTTCCTGGTCAACTAACAATTCATCTCCATGAGTTAGAAGTTTAAAGGTTATAATTCTACCAGTGGTAGGTAGGGTGAAGTTAAAAGCATTTTCAGTAGCTTTTTCTACATCTGGATGAAGTGGTTTGTTATCTAGTGTTGAAAGATCAATATTGTGTTTTTCTCCTAAATAGTTAAATTCATAATCTTTACCATATCCTAAAATACGGGCGGCTATAAGTATAGCATTTTTATCCCCCGTAATAAGTTGATTATAATCAACAGCTTTATCAACAATTAAGGCCTGTAAAAGCTTATCAATCACTACACCTTTCTCAATGTAGTTTTGATTGGTAAGAATGTCTTCTTCTCTTGCTGTCATGTACTTCATTTCAATAGTACCACTTGATAAGGAAGAATCCGGTGGGTAAAATTTCCCTTTTGAAGGTAGATCAATTACTTCACTAGGGAACTTAGATGTTTTTTCCATAAATTTTATTAATTAAAACTAGTTCTAGATATAAATATACGAAAAATATATTTGTAAAACAACAAAAGCCCGGAAAAACCGGGCCTTTATTAATATTTTGGCTAATATTAGTAATTCAATACGCAGTAATCCATTGCTACTGTAATACTTAATTCTACTGCTTCTGGAGATGACCAATCAAATGCACCTTGATTCATAGTCTTGATATAAGCTCCTTTGATAATCCACTCAGAAACGATATCTCCTACAGGACCTAGAACGTTAAGAGTTAAATCTTTTTTGTAGAAGTCAGAGTATCCAGCACGACCGGTTACTGATTCGTAAGATAGACGAGCCCACTCCATTACTGCTTGAGCGCCAGAAGGTGTGATTGGATCATACAGAGTAAGATCCATATCATTCCACACTCTCTTTCCTCTGATCTTACGATAAGAGTTGATGTGGTGAAGAATTACCTCTCCATCATCAAAAGAAGGAGCGGCTACTGTCTTTACCATGAATGATGGAATGTTGTCCATATACATGATAAATCTATTCTGTACCTTCGGTTCGAAGGCTCTAAACATTATTTCGTTTGAGTCTAATACTGCCATGTTATTTATTCTTTATTATAAATATCTTTATTTAAAATTATCCTTCAAATGTAGCACCTGTTGGCTCAATTGTAAAGTCAAGTACGATAAATTCGGCAGTTTTAGCTGGCTGAATAAAGATCTGACCGATCAATTGATTTCTATCTACTACGTCTGCAGTGTTGTTTGTATCGTCCATTACTACTCTGTAGGCGTAAAGACCTTGTCTCTGTACTACTGATTCTAGGTAAGGATTAACTGTGGCTAGGAATCTGTTACGGGTTGTAATAGTGTTTTGTTCGAATACTAATGTCTTAGCTTGATCTCCGATAAACTTCTTCAACTCGATTAACAATCTTCTTACATTTACACGATCAAGAGCTGATGCTTTAGTCTGAAGAGTCTTCTGACCAAATACTGAAATGCCTT